TGACGAAGATGAAGACGGAATGCTATACGATATGACTGACCCCAATAATCCTTTTGGGCTTCGTAGTTTTGATTTGTATGTACGTGGAAGCTTTATCCCACGTTACTTTGGGCCCGGTAGTAGCTTAGCCAAGCTATTGGGTTTAGAAGAGGAAACTGCCACACTGCTAGCCCGCTCTGTAGAAGTAGGCCCTATATCCGCATTGACTGATTGGAACATACAACCAAGGATAAGTTTTGATGCTATGTGGTTTACTGACTACGGACAAAAGCCTGATCTTTACTCGGCATCTATACAACAAACTGCTGTTGATACCGTTCTGGGTCCGTTCGGCAGTGTAATAAAGAACCTTGCAGATGGTACCCAAATGATGTTAGAGGGTGAAATCTATAGGGGTGTTGAAAAAATGTCACCGGGTTTTGTTAAAGAACCCATGGAAGCTTATAGATTAAGTCAAGAAGGTTACGTAACCGTAGGCGGTAACAGGTATGCACCTGCGGATTACTATGATGCTTGGAGGCTTACTGGACAAACACTGGGCTTTGGTTCTACGGAACTAGCGCGTAGTCAAACAGCTATTTTTGCTTATCAGGAACTAAAGCAAGAAGCCAAGGACAATAAAACAGAACTTTATAACGCCGTAGAAGAAGCGGCTACAAGAAATTTAGCAATAAGAACGGAGTATGGTCCAGACAGCAAGCAAGCTGATAGGGCAAAAGCAAGGCTTGATGACGTGCTTAATGATATACGCGCACACAACTATAAGTACTTTTATAATGCGATAAAGTGGGAAGATTTAAATGCTTCGTTGCAAGAAAAACTGCGAAGAGCGGGGCTTACTGTATCGGGGCTTTACCTAGGAGACGCAGAAGCACCTTACCTGTACCCCATTATAAAAGACATGCTTCTGCAACCTACAATGGAAACTTTAGAAAAAATGAAAGATACGGAAGACCTCGATAGAGCAGGGGAAATAATCCTACCTGATGTCGGAACTGGCGAACTGAGGGAGTAATTAAACCCTCCATACCCGGATACCGCGCACCCCGTCTTCAATGACAACCTTAGTTACGACTTTGTATCTAAGGCGGTGCACGGTTTCTAGTATGTTCTTTCTAGATTTTTTGGGGTTTAGGCAGGGTATAAAGAAAGAATACCCCACCTTAAATTTAGTCCAGTCAATTTGATACTGCACCTTCTCCACTTTCATCGGTTGTCTCTGGCATAACTAGGTTTTCTACATTAAAGAACTCGCTGTTTGAACAATCGAGAACCATACAACGAACGGACAGACCTACGTCAATATCCATACCTTTTGCTAACCGTTTATTCTTAGTAGTTACGAAGACCCCCTTTTCTTTAAGCTCCTTAATAGTGTCTCCCTTTGCTGCTTGGTACTTAACGCAGTCTTGGTTGAAGTGCCCTACCTTTATAAACATAAGTTTAGTGTCAGGTTCGTAGCGTATAACAAGCTCCCCCTTTGGCTCTCTTATTGGAGCGGAGGGTAAGTGGCTTCTATTATCCACACCGTCTTCGATTACTAGTATATTGTTGTTATGTCGATAGACGTAGTCTGCAATAGTAGCGTTAGCGTTACTTAAAGGCGCTTTAGTTTCTACACTCATACGCGCTACTTCTTCAGTAACCTTGTCATATATTACACCTAAGTCCCAATCTTCTAACAAATTAAGCTCATGGGCTATCAATCCCGCCGTTATGTTTGATGCGACGGCTGCGGACCAAATACGTTCCCTAGAAGTAAACTTAAGTTCGCGGTCTACCTTAGCTTGCATTTTAGATAGCGCTAGTAATGCCTCATCCTTGTTAGCTATTACCCATTGTATAAAAGGCTCTATAGCATGCCCGTAGTTATTGTTAAGAACGTGATCGAACATATACTTACCCTCTTCTACTGAGATAAGCTCTTGGTTTGTATAACCAATTTGGAACTCTAGTAGTCGCATCATTTCTCCGTCGGCCACCGCCTTAGCAGAGCTAGACTTATCGTAAAAAGATGCGTTCGAAGAGGTAAGTGTGGGGGTATTCCACGTTGTGTCGTTTATGCGCAGCTTATTTGCATCTCGCTCACTTTTGTCTTTACCTTTACCTTGTGAGTAAGCGTAGGCAAGCTCAGAAAAATCGTCTGCATTTGTGTTGGTTATTTCGTCCACTGTGTTAACAATATTGTTTAATATACCTACCTTGGTAATCTTAGCTACTTTAGTATCATCCACAGTACCGAGAAGTTTTTCTGGGTGCCCACATACACTATTAGCCATACGTAGAATTGTAGTTTTGCCTGTGCCGGCGTAACGATGCACAAAGTTTATCATTACTCCTTTTTGTCCTGTAAACTTTAACAAAGCCGCCCCGAATCCGGTCAGTGCACCGAAGGCTTGGAGTTCCATTCCCGGCTTAGAATAAAGAGCAAACACGCGTTTCCATTCTTCTAAAGTTCCTGACTTTTCAAAATAAGGAGCCATAGATTGGGTTATAGAAGAAGGCGGGCTGTAGTAAACACCGTCTGCTGTTATCTCTCTATCCCCAACGATAAACTTAGTGTCACCGTCTGCCCATCCAAATTGTTTTCTCATAATATCCGCCTTTTTTAAAGTTTGCAGCGCTTTAATAGCGCGTATAACGTACGCAGTTATCTTTTTAAACTGCGCTTCATCAGCCATAACACCATGTTTTGCAAGCTCTTTCTTTACTTCTATGCTTTGAGTAATCTTGGTGTTAGAAATAAAAAATATTTTTACGCCGTCTTTAGGAGTATGCAACCGCAAAACAGTAGTGTCTCCCTCTGAGGGGTCAGTCATTCTTTTTATAACAAATAGGTCGTGCTCATAAATAAGTTTAGGGCCGTCTTCGTCATCATTAGGGTCTATATAATAAATCCCTCCGTGCTTACCCCTTGCGTAATTGTCTGGCAAGAAAGGTTTTAAACTAAGTAAGTCACGGTCTAGGGTTTCATCTGCTTCTTCCGGTTCAGGCTCTACGTACTCTTCGTCTTCGTCAAACTCAACTAATTCTTTACCTAAGTTAATTGGGTTTTTTATTTGGTTTTTAAAAGGGCAACCGTCACAACCGCCGGGGTTTGTACGCTCAAAAACTGCACAGGAGTGTGGCCCTTCTATGTGCTCGACCTTTTCTTCCACTTTCTCTCGATTGTAGTCCGGGTGCCCTTCAGACAGTATGTGGATCGCCGTGTCTCGGTCGTAGCAATGTGCAGCTACAGATAGCGCATCGAACCATCGCGGCTCGGACAGAGTTGCCCTGTTCACATAACAATCTAATATCTGTTGGCAACCTTTGCCTTCTGCACTCCGCCTCATTATCTTAGCGAAGTTACTTTGGACGTTATCCTGTAGTTGCCCCATTAACATAGATTTTCTACGAGGGGCAGTCTCATCTAACGCCACAGTCTCCGTTACGCCCAAAATATCTTTTAACTCATTAAAGTTTATTTCAGGGGCAACGGTGATTACGCTTACGGGCTTAGGTGGATCGTCTTTATAATTCAAGGTACCCGGGACTCTAAGCACCCGAGCCTCTTCAAAAACAGAGGGGTCTACATAAAACTCTTGTTTATCGCAAAGCTGACGAAGCCTAGAAGCCACTGGCGCCCATTCTTCTTTAGTAACCGCCCTATCCAACGCCCAGTACACGTGTAGTCCGCGCCCTGAATTCACTAGCGTAGGCTGGGGTAACCCAACGGTTTCACAGAACTCTTGTAACTTTTTAGCTCCGGCTGCTTGATCTATATAGCCGTCTGGGCGTCCTGTCTTTTCGTTTACTTCAGCTTTCTTTTCTCCGCAATCTATGTCTAACCAGACCGCCTTGAGGGCGTGTACGTTAACCTGCTTACGCCCCTTATCTGGGTCTTTGAACTTGGCAACTGCGAAATAAACGTCTTGCCCTTTAGCCAAATACTTATCTACTAGGTTTTGTGCTTCTTCCCTAGTGGCTACGAGCTTAGTTCCTGCAAAATCCCCTGACTCCAACGCTAGCACGCAGTAGTACCCACCTTCGGGTAACACGTACTCAAGTAAGTCAAAGTTGTCCATAGTCTAGCGCTCTAACTGCGTTATTAATTTTTCTATTTTGTTAGCCATCTGCTCAGAAGGTCTGCTCTTGCCAGAAAACCAGTGGTATATTGTTTGTCTGCTGACCCCAAGGCGCTCAGCTACGTCCGCAACGGGTACACCATGTTTGATGCACGTGCGTCCTAGCTTCACGCCTATAGAGCGAGCACTGGCAGACTTGTTGAGCGAGACTAGATTTAAAGTATAGCCATAGCTCATTAGTCGTCCTTGCTCCATGCGTCAATTACAGAGGCTAAAGAGTCTGAGCTAGAAGCCGTAGTCTCTTCTTTCTTTTTAGTACGCTTTACTGGCTCTTCTATTTCTTCCGCCAGTTCCACTTCTTCAGGCTCCTCAGAACGAGTTACCTTTGGTTTTGGGGCTTCTATCTTAGGTGCTTTAGTTACGCCATCAGTCTGAGCCACAGTAATCTGAGTGTACATCTTGGCTTCAGGTGCAGTTTGTACACTACTAACTAAGTCGTATTCTTCGTCAGTCAACGAGCGAACAGGCGTAAACAGTAACTCCATTGAGTCAGCATCTAGATCGTAGCTAATCCGAGTTATAACAGTGTCGGGCGCCTCACGGTTGCTAAGAAGGAACTTAATATAGCTTTCAAAAGGATGCTCGTTGCCAGAACCTTTACCAAACAAAGACTTAGCAGGGATATTGAACTGATAAATATCGCCCGATGTGTCTCCGGCTAACATAATAGCTACACGTCGTTGATACCTACATGCTTTACCACCGTTATCACCAGACCCTTTAACATTCATAGGGCAGTCAGCGCAGTTGCTATGTTGCGGGTCGATTGCACCTGCTTCAGGCTTGTCGCCTTGGTTAGACCAACAATTGGGTAGGGTTGCTTCCTTGTTGGGGTCAAACTTATCCTTGTAGTAGATACGAGAAACCTTAGGTAGCATATTAACAATGATAGCTTCAAACTCATCACGGATAGGTTCGCCAACCTGCTCGCCGTTAATTATCTTTCGAAAGAAGCCTTTGTTACTTGTTTGAATACGGCGGTTGTATACAGTCGAACTGCTTTTAAGCTGCTCAGCTAGAGCACTACTACGTCTTGTGCTAACGCCAGTTTGGTTTTGGAAAATAGATACTTCGTTACTCATTTTTATCTCCTATTTAGAAGTAGGTTTTCTTACACTTATTACATATTGATTTCTAGCCTGTAGACCCATTGGTACATCGTCAGGGTTGTCGGCTAGGAACTCTTTCATGTTGCCGTTATGTATTCGCTTTTCTAGCAAATGGTAGGCATCATTTTCTTTTACAAACCGATAGAAGCTATCCCAATCACTAGTCCAATAACTAGAGTTTAGGCGGCGGCTTATGGTTCCGTTTGTGGTGTTTAAGCTGTTGGCGTCTTGCTCGTTGCACAGCTCTAGCATCTTATCCGCTATCAGGGATTGCTGTTCTTTTATTGTTTTTACTTTATCTTCGAGGTCTCTTATTTTTTCACGCATCTTTATGTAAATGTCCGCTAATTCGGACGCACTATAGTCGCTCACAGAATCCTCCTTTCGCTAAGTGGGAGAGTCAGTTTACAACTTCTTTTTACATTGTCAAGCGTTTATTTCTTGTTTATACAAATCGACTATTTTGTTGTGGTTGTCGATGTTAGAGCGCAACATCTTGTATAAACGGGCTTCTACTTCACTGCCTGTTACATGCACAATAGTCATTGGGTTGTGTTGACCGGGGCGGTCTATACGAGCGTTAGCCTGTAAATAGGTTTCTACGCTAGTGACGGGCGCGTACCAAATAATTGTATTCGCCGCTGTTAAGGTCAAACCGTGGGAAGCGGCTTGGGGTTGAATAATTAATACATGGGGGTCAGGCGTCGTTTGAAATTGTTGAATTATTTCACTGCGTTTGTTGACTGATACTTTACCAGAAATAATAGAACAACTTATTTTATTTTTCGTAATAAATTCTTCAAGTAATTCAATGGTATGAGTGAAAGGTACAAAGACTAGTACCTTATGGCTAGCTTCTTCTATTACCTCCAGAACTACTTGCAAACGGTTCCTTACGTCAAATTCAATAACTTGTCTATCGTCCGTGTATACCGCACCACCCGATATTTGGAGTAGTTTATTTATGTTTGTTGCAGCGTTTACCGAGCTTACTTGTTCGCCGTCAGCCTCCATAACCATTTGTTTTTTAAGGACTTGGTAGTATTTTTCTTGCTGCTTAGTTAAAGGCGCGTCTCGTTCCACGTGAGTTACAGATGGCAAATCAAGGCATTGATCCTTCTCAAACCGTATCGCAGGTTGAAGTACTTGATGGACAATTTTATCTGCCATTAAATTAGGCTTCCATGTGTACTGCGTAACTTTGTACATCACTTTGTCACGGAACTGCCCAAAATAACGTGGGACGCTTTCAGGGTTAACTAAACGGGCTAGACCAAAGGCATCTACAGGGGATTGCGCAGCAGGTGTACCCGTTAACATCCACAGCCAGTCAACGTCATCCACAAGCTTTTTCAATATTTTCCAACGGTTTGTTTGTACGTTTTTGTAAGCATTAGCTTCGTCGACTACTATTAAGTCAAACCCGCCTTTACGAATAGCGTCTTGCACTACAGCTACGCCGTCAAAATTAATTATTACAAAGTCTGCACCGGCGTCTATTATTTTACGGCGTTGCTCTGCTGTCCCATGCGCTACTGAACAACCTCGGTGCATAGCAAAAGTAAATAAGTCTTGTTGCCAAGCAGATTTCATAATAGATAAAGGGCAAATCACTAACACCCTACGTATAAGACCCAGTTTCATTAAGTAATCCGCAGCCCAAATAACAGAAGCGGTCTTACCCGTGCCCTGCTCGTTAAAGCAAAAAGCTTTCTTGCGTACGCTTAAAAAAGAAGCTGTCTCTCTTTGGTGGTTAAACGGCTTATGCTTACCTGTCCATTCGTAGTCTCGCTGTATGGGTGACGGTAATTTAACGCCTAAACTAGCCAGAGCTTCTGTCTCGGGTTGTTCCCATTTTACTGATAGCTCATAAAAGCCATCGTCATCTTTTTTAATTATGCGGTAATCTTCTACTTTCTCAGTTACTAAATGCGGTCGCTTTGTTCGCAGCAGAACGTACTTGTTTTCTATTATCTTCATGCTTTAGATGTCTTCTTGCGCTCGCGCTTACTGGTTTCAGATACAAGGTTGCCTTTGGAATCTCGTTTAAAAGAACGGTTACGGCTAGCAGTTTCTACCCTAACCCCATCAGAGTTCTTTCCACCTTTATCCATAGCCTTAACGTGCGCTACATCTTTGCCGTCACCTTTAGAGACCTTACCTTCCCTCATTGCTTTTCGCCTAGCTTTGTTGCGTTGGGCGCGCTTTTTCTTTTGTTCTTCAGTGCCTTGATACTTAGCGTACTCGGCTTTGTAATCTCGTTTATTAGTCATATCATCGCTTCCTGTTATGTTCGCAGCTAGTAACCGGACAGTACGCACACAACGGCCCGCTTTTAGCGTTCCATACATTGTGTTCTTCCGCCGCTGCTAAAGATTCAAGGGGTTCGTCAAACGTTGCATAGTAAGAATTTTGTAAGTCTCGACTATGTTCTTTCTTTATAAACTCATTGCTTACTACATAGGCTAATGCAGATTTTATGTGGGTCACTTCGGGGAAATGGGTAAAAGTGGCGGCGGCTAGCATATCTAGCTGAGCAGTGTCCGCATACTTGGCGTTTTTTCCTGTTTTGTAATCGACTAAAAACGCTTTTTCTCCGTCAACTATAATTAGGTCAGCTATGCCTCTATACCATACATCTTTAGCAAAGAAACCCGTTGGTTTATAAACTCCTTCATCATACGAAACGCCTAGCCGTAGCTCGCAATGTTTTTCCCCCTCTATATCATTAAGAGAATTTACTATTGGGTTCATGTAATCAAACTTTTTAGGGATTGGTGTACCCTTTTTTATGAAGTCCTCCGCAGCTTTGTGCACTTGGTTGCCGTATAGCATAGCCTCACTGCTTGTGTCTTTAACGTCTTTCGCCACTTTTAAGTGATAATATTTTTTAGGACATTGCTTAAATGTGCTTATGCTACTGTAAGACCAAGCTGTCATAATAGACCCTTCTCTTTTAGAATTTCGTAGTTCGCTGCGTG